GCTCAGGATTGACTGCCTCCGATTCCTTGCGGTCCTGCTCGGCTTTCAACTTGGCCGCTTCTTCCTGGCGGATCCGCTCGCGGTCCTCGGCCTCTTTCTTGGCCTGGGCTTCTTTGTGATCGGCAATGCGCGACTTAACCACGGCATTTAAATCGTCACTAGCCTTGGTCAGAAGCTGCTGGTAGTCGCTGAACAAAAAGCCGTATTCGACCTGCTCATTGAGCACCGCGATATTGGTGCGCATGATGTCGGCAATCTGATTGGCTTCTATCTTGGCCGTTGCCAGCGTGTCGTTGGCCGCCGACTCCAGACTGCTGATGGTTTTCTTACCCTTCATAGCTCCGGCAAAGTCGGCATTGATGGCAGGCATAGACACCGAGCAGTTAGCCTGGGCTTCCATGGCCTTTTCCAAATCTCCAACATGCTTATCCATCGCCTGCTTGGCGTTCGTCAGAATGGCAATACGGCGGTTTTCTTTCTCGACCTTGACCAGCTTATCCAGCGCCAATCGCTTGGTACGCATGGCGTCTTTCAACTCATCAATAGTTTTGAATAGTTCATCGATGCTGGCGGTCTGCTCCAATGCGCGTGATTTGGCATCCTCCAGTTGATTTTCACCTTTGGATAAGAATTTCACGGCCATGTCGGCTGAGGAAAAGTCTTCATCCGTGACCAGCTCAGTCTTGATGCCATCAATGATCGCCAGCGCCCGCTCCTTGAACTCCGGCAAGTTGGTGGTTGATACCTCACCGGTCAGCTCAATGCGCAGGGTAGGGAGTGAATCAGGGGCAGTGCCGACGGCTTCCACTTTGGATTCAGTCGGGACGTACTCGGCCAGATCCTTTTCAAACTGTCTCCAGCCAGCCAGGAGCTGCTTAATGCGAGCCTCATCCCGTTCGTACCAGGTGAACGCCATGTTTTCTTCGGTGCCGTCTGAGCACATGAAAAGAATGGATACGGCACCAGACACCAACATCTGCTGATCCATTTGCCATTTATAGTGGTCGTCCAGCTCGCCAGCTTTGGTCGCAGTAATTAGCGCCTGATTCGCTAGCTTATGCTCCCAGCCGAAGTCGCCCAGCATGGTCAAGCCATCCATTGACGCTAGAAGGCGCTGGGCATCATCTTCAATCGTGGCCGGAAACAGCTCTTGACCGACAATACCCTCGGCAATTTCGCGGGCCTTTGCCTCGGCTTCATGACCTTTATCGAAAATGCGCTGCTGTGATGGCGATACTTCCTCAGAATGACCGGTCGCTTTCTGCTTCAACAAAGCGTCCCGAGTCTGGTACTTGCTGGCGCCCATCATTGCCGGGGCCTCGGAGGCAGTGAAACGCTTGGCGCGGATGTCGTGCCACTCCTGGGTGCCCTGTGTCAGATTCAAAGTTTTCAAGATGCTTCTCCCGCTTCAATGGATTTGATTTTCTGCTTTTGCTCGTCAGTCAGAGCTCCTTTGCTGGACACCATGGCAATGATGTCGTCGGCAGATTTCTTGCCTGATTCGATCACGCCAGCCCAGGCATCAAAGTTCTGGTCGAACTTGTCGGCTGGGTAATACTCCAGCGCCTTGACCTCTCTCTCTGGCGTCACATCGCGCTCCAGGCGAGTCTCTTTGTAGCGTTCCGCTTCATCTTCATCGATGATTCCGGACAGGCCGAACGCATAGCGGGCGCATTGAATGGTGGCTTTGTGACGCAGCATACGGACCGGCCATTTTTTCCACGGCTCGCTCACACCCTGGCACTCATTCAGGTATTCGGTGACGCTGGTAGGGCGGTTACGGTCCTTGCGGTAGATCCGGCAAGTAATGGCAACCAAGCCACCATTCGCATCCACCTGATCTTCAAACTCCATCCCGTCAAACTGCGAATGGGTGTTAATGATTTTCAGCCAGCCATCAATGGAAACGATAGGCTGAATCGTGCCCCGGTTGTTGAACGCATAAATCTCTTTGGTCAACGGGTTCAGACGGTATTCGTTGGCAATGGACATAAACACCGCCAGCTCTTCGTGCGTCACTTGCTGATTGCCAGACTTGGCTTTCATCAAGGTTTGAATCATGAAGTGCTCTTCGGTTGATGGGTCCGCACTCAGGCGCGTCGCCATAATCTGAAAAGGCGTTTGCTGAACCTGCTGCGGGTGTTTATGAACTGTCGATGGTTGATTCACTGTTGTAACTCCTTCGGTAATGAATTCAGGTCAGGCAGATAAACAAGACACTGCCCAACCAAAAGCTGATAACTACCAGCGCAATGCCGCTGGCAATCTCGATATGCAATTCTCTGCGACTCATGCTGACAACCGCGCTGACAGGTCGCGCTCTGCCTTGGCATGCTCGGCGTCTTCACGCATAGCCTTGGCAACGTCCTCGGCAAACAGCTCTGCCCATTCATACGTCATGCGGCTGATCACGCGAGCCAGGCTGCCAGACGACAGCATCAAACCGTCATCATCGAGCGGGTAAGCGCGGTACTGACCAACCAGCGCGGCCACCAGCTCGTCGTACAGCTCGCTTTCATCCTCAATCGCACGGGTAATCACATCACCCAGATCAACGTCGCCACCGGGCATAGGGACGGATTCACCGTTACCCAGTTGCTCGGCAATGAACGATACGAATTCAGTGTGCATAGCATCCCCCTCGAATGATTGGAGCCATGGAAGCCAGTGCATTGTCCTGGCTGGTTTGCCTGTCTGGCAGACGATTGCGCTGCCTTCACGAAAATTCACAGCGACATAGAGAACGCCATAACCTGAATTTTCCAAAAAATGACTCACTTCCATTTCAGAAACGGAGCCATTCGGGAATACCCGGCGTTTAACCAGTCTGCCGTCAACGGCATTAACCCAAGAGCAAGCGGGAACGGACGGGCCATGGATGGTTTGACCGGCAACGGTCACAGAGTTAGGCAACATGATCAGACTCCTTTGAGTAGGGCACGGACGCGCTGGCAGAGCGTGACTGGTTATAGCGTTCGATCAGGCCATCCAGCACGGCCAGCGACTGCATAAGTGACCGAGGCTTGGTGAACTGCTCACGCTTACTCCAATACCGGGCAATGCGGGCCTCATTACTCAAGGCGCGTTCAGTGGTGTACTCGGGGGCGAATTGTTGTTGTGTGGTTGCCATGTCGTGCTCCTGCGTGAACATGACAACAATAACAACAGATGTTTTTAGTTGTGTCAACAACAAGAGTTGTTATTTTTAATAAATTTTCTGTGCTAGATTCGCCAACAGCTTGTAAGCGGCATAACACGGAGGTTTTATGAGAAAGGTCTTGATGATTTGTTTAATTGCCAGCATGGGGATTGCCAATGCTGACTACATAATCGACGGAAACATGGAGGGGTATGTTTGCAGTGGGCTCGTGATTAAGTCCTGCGGCCCAGTAAGCATTGATGCGGTGAGGGATGGGGATGGCGGATTATTTAACGTCAGCACCCGATACAATAACGTGAGCAGCTATGATGAAGGGTCTGGCCGTTGCACGATAATAATTAAAACCGGAAGCGCTACTCAGGACACAATAAGGGCGCTGCAACTGCCTGATTTTATGACCAAAACTGATAGCGGAGACTATAGAAAGGTTGACCCTGAATACTTGACGTTCAGATGCAGGCGATTAAATTAGCGCCTGATAACAAAGCCTCACCAGAACGCAGCCGACCAGAACACTCGGCCTATTACCCGAATAGCCTCAGCCACTTGGTCGACCGTATACTCCTCATCCGGGTACTCGTCGTTGAAAGACACCAGGCGCAGCCCGCCACCCGGTAGCCGGTGAACCTGTTTCACCCGCAACATGCCGTCGTGATCTAGGGCGTATAGCTTACCGTCCCGGATCTGGGTATCTGACGTATCAACCCCGACGGTTGAGCCGTCCGGAAGCTCCCGCGCCATGGAATCGCCAGAAACGAATGCACAGGCTGCACTAGAGGGCGAGACCCCTGCGCGACTTAATGATGACTTCGCAAACTTCAGCTTTGCTCCGTAGTTTTCTCTGACTTCGGTACGACCTGAACCCGCAGACAATTCAACCTCCCTGAACAATGGCAATTCAACTTCGTCATCATCGAGCGGTGAATTACTGTCCCAGACTTCCATAGGCCCGCCCCATTTTAGCTCATCACCTTTGGCTGAATAATCAACCACAGGCTCCATTACTTCTTCAATTCCATTCGCCAGCCAACCCATATTGACTCGCAGCGCCTTGGCCAGCTCTGCAATCTTGCGAGAGCCCTGGCTATCTCGCTTTTCGAGGG